GCACGAATAGTTGACAATGGAGCTTGCGGACCTCTTCTGCGAGTGTCAGGGACTTGGTGAATATGAGCATTGGATTATCGCCAAGGTAGCTCATGATCAATTCTCGGCTCAATGAGAGGTTCTTTCTGTATCTGATCAATTGTTTCACAGCGCCTGTTCTTATCTTGATGCTGACTGTCTGTGGTAACTCAGGAGGTCTAACTGTGGTATCAAAGGTGCTCGAAGCCGCTGTGTATGTGTATATGCTGGAATACAGCTGTATGATCCGCGCCATGTCACCCAGCCGGCTCCTAAGGGCACTTGTCAGGTGGTGATAATTGTGCATCTCTGGACCCACAAATACCATCATACTGGGACAGAAGAAGGGATAATGGCCAAGTTGATACGGCACCATGGTGTGGTATTTGAAGTGCTTGGATAAGTCATTGGTCTGGCCTTCGCCTGTCTGGAAGATCCAGTAGAACTTCCTGGAGTTCAGAATGTGTGCAACTGAGCACCCGATCACAGACAGACCATGCTCAAAAGCTGATCTGACAGAATCGAAAGACTGTTTGATATAATCATCAGGAGAGTCTGTGGAGTAGTGGTTCACCGCTTGAACTGCAAATTTCAAACTTGCGGGTAGATAGCTCTCATAAGTGAAGAAAACTGAGTTGAATTCCCCCACAACCGGTCCGGTTGCAGATTTGTTCGACAGTTTCACGTTGAAGAGTCTATTGGAGATGTCCCCGCACTTGTTGTAGAGGACGAGCACTTCACGTGCGAAAGTGGAGTCATTGCTGTATATGACCAACAGTCGATATCGATCATCGGATGAGACACAGGAATTGGTCACCACTTGCGACAGCCTCTCTTCACCCCATCGTCGACGTATCGCACGTCTGAAGAGCCTCTCCATGAAGCTAATCAAACACAGATGGTAGTGTGAGGATGTGTAATGGAGGATGCCCATCCACATGCCGACTCGGTTCTCAATAACACCGTACATCTTTCCTTCGCTTTGCTTTAATAAGGTCTGCTCCTTGAGTATTTGCAGATCTGGGATGTGATCCTTGTATTTCTTGACAGGATCTGCGAAGAATTCAGTCAAAAGCCCAGATGGTAACTCAATGCGCTTGGCCATGAATCTGGATAGAATCTGCGTGTTCCAGGCATACACCTCTCCAAATTCCTT